CAAATCGGTTCATCGTACCAGAATCTGAATTCAACGGTTTGGCTGCAACAGTTTCTCCTGATTTTCCAATCAAAACCATTCTTGAACTTCTTCAAGATATGTTCATATTGATTACTGGGAAAAAAGATTTCAAGATTTTGCCATTAGCTTACGCTGATGTCGGAAACAGTGGGTTTACTTTCCAGAAGTACACTCTATTGAATTACGATCCATTTAGTTTGTTTATGTCAATTCCATTGATGTACACAAATACTTTGGCGAATTCTTTAGATGATTTCAATTTCCAGAACAGTGCTTACGGTCAACATACTGGTGTTCTAGTATTGCGTCCGTTGGAGATGATGTATTTCATATATACACCATCTTAATATTTTGAATTGGAGGGAAGATCATGGCTTATATAAATCCGAGTGTTGCAGATTTTAAAGCTCGCTTTATTCGTGATTTTCCTTTCGGTACGAATATTAATACTTCCGTGACAGATACCGACGTAGCGAATGCTTTCGGATTGACTAACTTCAATTTGAATCAAGCATTATTTGCTATACAAGCCGACTATACGTCGGGCTATCTTCTCCTCGCTGCTCATTACTTGGTTATGAACTTGCGTGCAAGTAGCCAAGGTATTAATGGGCAGTTTGCTTGGTTAGAAATTAGCAAGGGTGTTGGAAGTGTGAATGCTTCATTCTCAATACCACAGATGATTCTCGATAATCCATATTGGGCAATGTTTTCGAAAACAAACTATGGAATGCTTTATCTCAATCTTTTGCAACCTCAACTCGTCGGGGTTGTACGAATAGCTTGCGGGAGCACACGACCATAAATGAGCGCAACTCTAAAAATGGACGGACTTCAGAGTTTGATCAAAGCTCTCGAAAAGAAATCCCCGACTGCTCGTGTGGGCATTCTAGGATCTTCTTCACAACGTCGTGGAAAAAGCTCCAATGCGTTTATAGGGGCTTGTCATGAATTCGGAACGACGACCATACCTCAACGCTCCTTCTTGCGTGTGCCGATTACGGAACGCTTAGATAAAGAAATGAAGAAATCTGGAGCTTTCACCAAAGGTTCTTTGCAAGAAATCGTTCAAGCTCGGAGTTTATTGCCTTGGGTTAAGAAGCTAGCCATTATCGGAGAGGGCATCGTAGCGGATGCTTTCAATACGGGAGGTTTCGGCAAATGGCCCGCCCTTCAACCTGAGACCATGAAACATAAACGAGTGAAGCAAATACTCGTCGAGACTCAACAACTCCGCAATTCAATCACTAGTGAGGTCGTATGACGAATCCCGGTTATACGATCGCAAACGGAGCAAACGTCCCTTTAAACGTTCAGCAAGGGACAACGCCAAATATGGGCGTTGCTTTGCTTGATTATTTTCAGCTCATGACTTTTACGCAGATCGTTAAGACGGTCGTAGCATTTCAACTCATTGAGACGCCTACGAACATTACATTTTGGGGCATCATTCAACCGCTGCAAGGTCGTCAACTTCAAATGAAACCTGAAGGCCAACGCTCTTGGAATTGGACTAGCGTTTATGCTCAAGCGGGGCCTGTAGGTTCAGTTTTATCTCTGCTTCCTGATGAAATTATCATTTATCTAGGAAGGCAATATCGCGTTATGACAGCAAGAAGTTATGCAATTTATGGATATGTCTATTATGAATTAGTCGAAGATTATTCAGGGAGTGGACCTCCAACGCCATGACACTTTCACTGACACAAAATGTTTTTGCCGTCGCTCCGAATGTCCCTGCATCTTTTGCAGCGATAGGAGGAACGGCTCCTTACGTTTATTCGGTGATCGCAGGAGGATCAGGAGGAACTATCAATTCTTCGACAGGATGGTATTCAGCTCCGGCATTTTATTCTTCGGATGCAAATCGTCGATATGACACGATTCAAGTCGTTGATTTTCTAGGAGCTACAGCTTTAGCTCAAATTCTAGTCGGTTCGGTAATATCTCTTTTTTGCGATATTCTTGAAAAAGAAATGAATCTTTCAAATGGTAGAGTATATTTTTGGGATCAAAAGATAAATGAACCAACGGATTCTAATCTTTTCATTGCCGTTTCAAACCCTATTTCCAGACCATATGCAAATATAAATCGAATTATCAATGGTGTAGAATTTCAAACTTGCAATTATTTTGCAACTCTCGATGCGGATATCATTTCTCGAAGTGCGGATGCTCGCGATCGAAAGGGTGAGATTGTTCTAGCGTTGAACAGTACATATTCTGAACAGCAACAAGAAATAAATAGTTTTCAGATTGCAAAAATTACAGCTCCTTTTCCCTGTCTTTCGATCATTGATGGTGCTGCAATTCCGTATCGTTATAAAATTTCAGTAAATATTTTGTATGCGGAAGCGAAATCAAAAGCAATTCCATATTTCAATACGTTTGCACAACCAACGGTATACACTAATCCTTAAAAGGAAAAACAATCATGACGACACCTACACAATTCCCTTTATCGACCGTCTTTACTATTTCATTGAGCCAAACGCCTCCGGGCGTAGGGCCATTGAATACAAGTACACTCGCTTTTTTTACAGCTGATACTCCAAGTCCCTCTTTCACAAATGGATATAAAATTTATTTTAGTTCTGTTCAAGTAGGAATAGATTTCGGAACATCAAGCCAAACCTTTTTAATGGCAGAATATCTTTTTGCTCAAACGCCTAATATTCTTTTACCTGGTGGGTATTTGATTATTATTCCTTTAGAAGTGAGCGAAACCTTTGTTGCTGCGCTTACTCGAACACAAGGTCTGGTTTCATATTTCGGAGCTATGACTTGTCAGATTGAATCTCAAGTAGATATGCTAGCAGCAGGAGCCTTTGCTCAAGCGCTTCCTTTGATGTTATTCTTCGTACAAACTGCTAGTGCTTCTGTAGATCCTAGTGGATCTCTTGATCTTCTTAGAACGGGGGGTTATACGCATTCGCGTGGTCTTTACTATGATGATATTTCTGCGAATGCTTTGAATTATCAAGCGGCATATGCAGGACGAAATCTCTCAACAGTATTTCAGGGATCGAACACAACACAAGATCCTGACTTGAAACAATTGGCGTTAGTTCAACCAGATCCGAATATCACTCCTACCATTCTCGCTGCGGCTAAACTTGCAGGAGCCGATTGTTATATCAGCATAAACAATTATTCTTGTATCCAAACTTCGGGAGCGAATCTCTTTTTCGATTCTGTTTATAATGGCTTATGGTTCTCAATAGCTTTGCAAGTTGCTGGTTTCAATTATCTTGCACAAACATCTACAAAAGTTGTTCAAACACAAGAAGGACTTGATGGTTTGACAGGCGCTTTCCGAGTTGTTTGTCAACAAGCAATAACAAACAGATACGCTGCTCCGGGTGCTTGGAATAGTTCTGTTACGTTCGGAAATCAATTGGCATTGATAAGCAATGTTGCACAATTTGGTTATTATATTTTTGCTCTTCCAATCGGATTACAATCTCAACTGGATAGAGCTGCAAGAATTGCTCCTCTTTGCCAGATTGCGATCAAAGAAGCGGGATCAATAAATAGTGGGTCAATAATTGTAAACGTCAACGCATAATAGGGGAGATATAAATATATGACACTCGTAGCAATATCAGGAAACGATACGGTTAGCATAAACAATACGGTGATCACCGGTTTTGGAGATAAAAACGTTGGAACTTTAAAATTTCCAAACGAATTAATGTCTGTGAAAACCGGAAAGAATGGCAACAGTATTTTTGCTTTTAATCAAACAGGACGTACCTGTGAATTAGAATTGAGAATTTTAAGAGGCTGTCCCGATGACATTATGTTTAATGGATTATTGACAGCAATGATTTCAAACCCTCCGGGGTTTGCTTTGCTGATCGGCCAATTCATTAAAAAAATAGGGGACGGTCTCGGTAATATCACTTCTGATATTTACGTTATGTCAAATGGAGTGATTTCTAAAGTTCCGGAAGCCATGGCAAACGTTGAAGGAGATACTGATCAATCGATAGTCGTTTATAATTTTAAATTCGCAAATGCTCCAAGAGCAATAACTTAAAGAAAGTTGAAAGATCATGAGAGAAGTTACTCTTCCAAGTGGCGCAATACTTAAAATAAATCCTGCTCGATTTGATGAATCGAAGGCATTACATCAAGCTCTTTTGAGGGAATTTAATAAAGTTCATATCGATGCGGATCTTGAAAATGAAAAAGTTGATGTAGTGAATCCTGCAAAAGATGCTTTATGTTTAGCTTTTTCTTCTCAAGAAGTTGAAGCTTGTCTTTGGAAATGTTTGATTCATTGCACTTACAATGATGGAGCTTCGGGAGATTCTAAAATTCTTCCGATAACTTTTGAACCTCAACAAGCTCGTGGTGATTTCATTGAAGTATGTGTGGAGGTTGCGCAAGATAACATAGCCCCTTTCGTGAAAAGCCTTTATGCGAAGTTCAGACCCCATTTAGTCGCACTAGCGAGTGGAAAGAACCGAGGGTAAGGGTTGAAGACGATAATCTTGTGATCTATTTCAGATTGTGTAAAGGAGGATATGCTAGATCTGTAATCGAAGCCGCTCAATTTGATGCACGTACTGTACATCAAGCTCTAGCATACGAATCTTTCTTGTCGGATTATGAGAAAGCATTTATCGAGATTAATAAACCATGAATATAGCAGATCTCTTTGTAAGCCTCAAAATAACGGACGCAGATAAAACTATCGCTTCGTTGAAAGATGTTCAAAAAACTTTACAGGGCATGCAAAATTTTAAAATGCCCCATATGATGCCAATTAAACCTCTTCAGCAAATGCCTCATATGTTTCCAATTAAACAAGCTGGAGAAGAACAACAGCAAGCAAATCATCCTTTTTGGTCTTCATTTAAAAAGCATTTAGTAGATGCAAAAAAGGGATTATCAAACTTTTTCAAAGTTAAACCTTCAGAGAAAACTCCTAAAGCATTGGAACAAGTTGAAAGTGGGTTGAAAAATATTGGTTCTATGTCTCTCGAAGCCAAAGCTGGCATCGTTGCAACTATTTATGCTATCGATCGTCTTTTCGAAATGTCAGGACGCCAAGGAACAAGCGCTTTAAATACAGCAACCTTATTAAGTGGCAATACTGAAACATTACAGAGATATGAATTTGTAGCAACAAAAGCCGGATCATCAAATGAAGAATTAGCAAGCACGTTTTTAAGTTTGTCGGATGCAATGGCAAAATTAACTACAACGGGCGTTGCTCCCACTTTTTGGGGTCAACTTCAACGTGTTGTAGGCAAATTTAGCGCTGAAGATGTTGAAGATTTTACAGCTCATCCTGAAAAATTATTTCAACGGTTACAGACTTATTCACAAATAGAAAAAAATCTCGGTGTTAAAAAACAAGTTCTTCAATCATTGCTTACTCAAACCATGACGGCTTTGGTTATGAGAAATAAATTTACACCGGAAGCTTTAGCAGCCGCACCAGTATATACAGATGCTCAAATACGAAAATTAGATCAATCTCGATCATCTTGGGCAGATGTTTCGGAACGTTTTGGTAAAATGTTTGGACATCTTAATATTCAATTTGGAAAAGAATTTGCTCAAAATGTTAAACAAATCATTCCTGATCTTGAAAGACTAGTTAATGCCTTCGTTCATCTTTCTGAATCTTTACATGCAATGGAATTGCTAGATAAAGTATTTAAAGGATGGGGCCTTCTCTTTGATGCCATGGCTGATTCTGTAGATGTAATAGTTAAAGGATGGCAATTATTAAAACAATCTGGGAAAGATTTAAAAAATGAAGGCTTAATGATGCCTCCTTCTCATAAAGGAGGATCACCTATAAATATTCATGCCCCTGATTTTGGGGGACCTTCTTGGAAAGAAATCATGGATGAATATAAAAATAAGAAATCAAATATTCCTCCCCTTCCATTGAACGTTCATCCGATTGGAAAGACTGGAAGCATAAATCATTATCACATAAAGCAAAATTTGCACTTCTTGACTCGTGAGCACGACAAACACGAAATGGCAGCAATCATGCAACGTGAAATAACAAACGCTCTCGGAAATTATCCTTTAGTAGAGAATAGTTAAAATGGCTTTACCAAATCCATTAACCACCAATCTTTCGGGATTGCAAACAGCAGCTACGACAGCCGCAACGCTTGCAAATCTCGTATTGGTTACACCTCAATCGACGGTTGGATATCAGCCTATTCCTGCTGCGAATGCTAACGGATTGCTCGATCTAGTCCCTTATCCTCCTTCACTTCTTTTTCATTATGAAGGAGAACAAATCTGTACGGTTGAAAGCGAAATCACGGATCATTTTATTGAAGACAATACGGCTATAGCTGATCAAATCGGA